CGTTGGTTTTCTAAATCAGAATCCCTACGTGCTCGCATACCTTCTACAATACGATTACTTTCTGCTGACATCTGTTGGATGTTTGCATTACTAACCGTAACTGCATTAAAGCCCCTGCCTTTTGCGGCAGGTGTGTATTTACGTTGTGCCATAATTACCCAGTGAAGTTCATAGTATAGTTACCAATTGACGAAGCTGCACTGGTGATACTACCAATAAGTGGCATAATCGTGCTAGTACGTTGAGCAGGTGGTACAGCACCAGCAAGTACTTCAGCAGGTTCAATAAATGTCCGAGCTGGTCCCATAACAGGTTTAACTATATCAGGTAAAGCTTGAGGTTTAATCATTAAATTAGCTGCAGCTTGTAGATCTGAACCATACTTTTGTAGAGCTACTTCTTGCATACCACGTTGGAACTCACGTTCACCACTAACCAAACTAGCAGACATAATAGCTGCATTTCTACCTTGTTCAGCAAGTGTAGATTGCATAGCTTTTACTCGTGAATTACCCGCTTGTCCTAGTGAAGCACGTCCTGTGTTCTGCAAGTTTTCGATCATTGAAGCTTGACCTTCAAAAGCTGTAGATGCGAGCAGTTCATTGAAAGATGCTTGTTGTGATTCGTAAGCTCTTTGTGCACCGATTGTGTTAAAAGCTAGCTGGTTAGAATAATTATCAACAGAAGCTGCATACTTTTTAGTTTCTTGTAGATACCTATAATCTTGAATTTCAGTATCGTACTTCCACTGCCTTAACGCCGTTTCATATTGAAACTGACGAGCAGCAAAGTAATCCTGTTTTTCTGCTGCAAAAGCTGTTCGATTATATTCGTTAGTAATATCAGCTTGCTTATTAGCAAGTTTTTGTGCTTTTTCTTGTGATCTTTCTGCCGCCCTATTTTGCTTGTCAGCTTGAGATGAACCAAAGATACCGCCAATAATAGAAGCACCAGCAGCAATACCTGTAAACAAATCAATGTTCATCTCTAGCCCAGACTCAGCTAGCTGTTCACCCAGAAGATCATAATTCTTATTAATCATTAAGCCCTCTTATAGAAACGTGGGGAATAGTTGCCTTCCCACATCATTGACACCAACGATACAGGGTATGGTAAATTACTTGTCACTTTAAGTTCAAAATTAGTATTACGTTGATGGATGGGTATAGTAAACACACGTTCAGATATTACAGGGTTGGTATCACCAGAGTAATAATCAGCTTCAGCTGTGTGTTGAACATCTCTCCACTGGTTAGATCCAGTAGATTTCAGTTTAAATGTAATAGCACCCGTACGACCAATAGAGAATTTAACTCTAGAGATTGTTAAAGTTGCTGTATAATCAGTAGTTTTTTCATCACGTCTAAAGTAAAATTTAGGTAATACTACTTCAAGGTCATAATTATAACCTACTACAATACCATCTGCATAACCAGAGAAGTCACCCTTTACTTCAAAGTAACGGTAACTTGTACCAATCTCTGTACGTTCAGTAGCAGTAGCATAGTACCCTTGATCTGAATCTAGTACTGCTGTAGTATCTACATCTGCTGTAGGAATAGTAAGAAGCATAGCAGCTTCTTTATCTGCAATAGGTGTGTAAGGTACGTAGATTTTAGTGATGTCGTTTGTCGTGTCATACACAACAGCATCAACGCTCACATCGGGCTTTACGGGCCTCGTAGCCATGTCTAAACACGGGTTACCTGTGATAGCATCAGCAGTAGAGATAACCTCTCCTGAGGGCATATCATCAAGCTTCAGAGAGCCTATAGTATATTCATCTCCATGTTGTTGTACAGCAAGAACATCATCATTAATGATCTTAGCAGTTTGAATGGAACCAGGTAGTTGCCATTTAGTCCAAGCTTGGAACAAATCTTCCTTACCATTATTATAATAACGATAGAGGTAAAGGAATGATGCATCCCTATCTATCAACATCACAAGAGAGTTAGGCGGACTTGCTGTTAGACCATCAACAGTATCTGGAATATATTCTAGGGCTGCTTTACTGATGTCTACAACAATAGGTGTTTGTTCTACATCACGTAGAGACATTGTAAAGAGTTTGCTATAACCAGGGACACGACTGATAAAGGCAGAGGTAGTACCAATGTCTACAGGTGCAATATCAGTTGCCATCTCATAGTTAGCAAGTGCTCGGATCACAGCAGAAGTAGGTGTAAGAATACTAGCATCAGTTGCATAGAGTTGAAACTGCTGACGTTCACTAAACAAGATAAGTCCTTGCGGTGACGGTAGTACTTCAGACAATGTAACAGGACGTACACTAGATACGTTTAGGTCTACAGGATCAGAATCAATCTGTGTTAGTGCTGACTTAACAAAGAAATTATAGGAGTCATTAGCAACACCAAGAACTATATTATCTCCAGACAATACACCAAAACGGTTACTGTAAAAGAAGGTAGAGTTAATAGGTGAGCCAATGAAAGATGGGACAGGACTGGTTACATCATCACCAGCAAGCCTATCTTTATAAGTAATAGGTCCGAAGGTAAACGTAGTAGCACCAGTGTTAGCCAATTCATGCGGCATGGTTGTATTATCTACACCAGGTGACGCATCACGTGCTACTGTTTCTTTCCAATAACCACGACCTCTATTTAAGGTAGTGTCGTAAGCAACGAAGTTAACATGGTAATCATCTTCAGCACTATCACTGTTTAATACTCTTACGTTATGATCAGTAAAAGATTCAAGTGGTAGTTTAGATACCTCAGTTACATCATCTTCAAATACTTCAAGTGCAGTGTTATTAAGACCACCTCTAGCATCGATTTCAAAGGCTAAAGGAGTACCAGTAACTGCACTATAATCAGTTACCACTGCATTAGTACCAGTACCACGTTTAATAACAATACTGTTGTTGTAACCTTCCAAATACCAGATACCATCAAAATCTGCATTAGATGCTGTATGCTGTGCTTCAATAACACTTTTAATTTTATCAATTAAATGGTGATTAGTATCCACAGTACCTGAATCATACAACAACATATCATCAAATGTTGTATTATTTTGAACAGTTACCTGTGCTTCTATGTTTTGAATAGTAACTGTATAGCTATAAGTATTTACAAGTGTAAGTAGTTTAAGCGTAGCAACTGAATTAGCAACAAACGTACCATCTGCTTGCATAGCAGTGTTTACAGTTTTGTTAGTAATAATTGTAGTATCTTGAATGCTACGGAAATGATAATCGTTTGCACTCGTACCAGTTAAGTATGCTGTACCAGTATTAGTTACAGTACAGAACGTACCTTCAGCTGCAGTCCAAATAAAAATATCTGTACCTTTGATACAACCAATGTAAGAACCAGCTGTAGCACGGTCAATATAAAACCATGCTGCATCTGCTAACTCAGTCTTGGTAAATGCATCACCGTTGGCTTTCTTTAATACATTGATGTGTTTCATCCCAGGTCTTTTAAGTAGACCAAAGGTTGCGTCAGGGTAACCATTAATGCACTCAGTTACCTGACCTTCTAATTTCTTGTCGTCGTTTTGTCTTGAGACACCACCAAGGAAGTTAGGTGTCAGTTGAGTTACTGAGGGCATTAGCGTTGTAAAGTATGGAACGGCTGATAAGGTTGGTAATAATTACCACTCTTTGGTGCTCCAAAGAATGATAGATCCTCTTGGTTACACTCATACTCCATAGCCATAGCACGGGCAAATGCTTCTTTCTGTTGTAGCATTTGGTATTGATTACCATCACCGATAATACGACTAGATACAACAGAAGCTGCACGAGCTACAATGAAAGCTTGGATTGGATCAGGGATATTGGCCCAGTCAAAGTACCAAGTAATATCAACATAAAGTGTTTCGTCTGTCCATTTGTTAGAGTGTTTCTTTTTGTCGTAGAGTTGACCACCACGATTAATAGATTCCCTATCAATGTTTTGTGTGTAAGTTCTATTCAGATCCATTTGAAGAACATTATTAGCAATGTTTACTTCGTTATTAGAATCAGGTGTAATTGGATAGTCTAATTCTTTATTGAAGGACCAGCCTTCTGATTGTACTTCACGCGAGACTTCCCTCAGGGTGTTGAGTGCAATTGCAACGTCCGGGTTGGTTTGATTTTCAACTCTACTTGTAACGCTGGATTGAGTAAGAGCACGTTCTGCAACAGTTTGTGAAATGTTAACAGTGTATTCATACGTAACAGGATCTGTAGCAGGGGAAACTTCGACACCAGCAACAGCAATAGATGTGCCAGTAGTCACACCAGTACCGCCGATATAAGTTCCGACAGGAATATTAGCAGTAGTAGTGGTTAGCGTTGTGCCAGAGATAGAACCAGTGAACCTTGCGGTTTCATTAATTACAAGAGTTTCTTCAGTTGTCAACGTGGTAACAGGAGCCTGACCAACTGACGCCAGGATCTGATTAACAGCTTGTAGCTCAGTGTTGGAGCCAGTAGTAGGAAAAGGCATAGTTTGATAATGAGTATTATT